CCGCAATGGACAGACTCGCTCGGGATTATATAGTTTGTTCATACCTATGGAATGGAACTTCGAAGGATTCATTGATTCTTATGGATTACCTGTATTCAACACGCCTGAAGAACCAATTAAAGATAATTACGGCCAGTACATCGATGTTGGAGTCATTGCGCACTGGGAGAATGAGGTTGAAGGGTTAAAGGGAGATCAAGACGGTTTAAATGAATTTTATAGGCAATTTCCAAGGACTGAAGAACATGCTTTCAGAGATGAAACTAAAAATAGCATATTTAATCTTGCTAAAATTTACGAACAGATTGACTACAATGAAGAGGTTGCAAACTTGGGTAACGTTACCACTGGCAGTTTTTCGTGGGAGAATGGAATAAAAGATACTAAGGTTCAATTTACACCTAATCCTAATGGAAGATTTAAAATTAGCTGGGTACCTCCAATAAAATTACAAAATAATATAATAAAGAAAAATGGATTTAAATATCCCGGTAACGAACATATTGGCGCATTTGGCTGTGATAGCTATGATATATCCGGTACTACCGACGGTAAAGGATCTAACGGCGCATTGCATGGCCTTACGAAATTTAGCATGGAAGAAGCTCCAGCTAATATGTTTTTTTTAGAGTATGTAGCAAGACCACAAACAGCAGAAATGTTTTTTGAAGATGTATTAATGGCGTTAGTATTTTATGGTATGCCATTACTTGCTGAAAATAACAAACCTAGATTATTATATTATTTAAAAAGAAGAGGCTATAGAAGGTATTCAATGAATAGACCTGATAAAGCTAGAAACAAATTATCTATCACAGAAAAAGAAATTGGGGGTATACCTAATTCAAGTGAAGATATAAGGCAAGCACACGCTGCTGCAATAGAAACATATATTAATGATTATATCGGATTTAAAAAAGACGGCTCTTACGGTGATATGTATTTTAATAGAACATTAAATGATTGGGCTAAGTTTGATATAAATAGAAGAACTAGATTTGATGCAGCCATTAGTTCAGGGCTTGCTATCATGGGTTGTAATAAAAATAAATATTCACCTAGCGCACAAAAATTAAAAACAAATTTTAATATAAGTTTTGCAAAATACGAAAACAAAGGAACTTTATCTAAAATAATAAACAATTATGGCTGAGTCATATATGAAAAACTACTTTCCAAGCCAAACGGTTAGTGATAGCGAAAAGCTAGATCAGAAGTATGGATTAGAGGTTGCAAGAGCTATAGAGAATGAATGGTTTAAAAAATCTCATGGAGTAAATAGATTTTTTCAACACCAAGGAAATTTTCATAAACTAAGGCTATATGCAAGAGGAGAGCAAAGCATACAAAAATATAAAGACGAATTATCTATTAACGGTGATTTATCATATCTTAATTTAGATTGGAAGCCGGTACCTATTATACCTAAGTTTGTAGATATAGTTGTAAATGGTATTGCAGAAAGAACTTATGATATAAAAGCATTTTCACAAGACCCATATGGTGTTAGTAAAAGAACAGATTATATGGAAGCTGTACTAGCTGATATGCGTACTAAAGAGTTTACTCAACAAATTAAAAATGAATTAGGTTTTGATTTTGGAAGTATGCCAGCTGATAAATTACCAGATAGCGAAGAAGAATTGCAGTTACATATGCAGCTCAGTTATAAACAAAATATTGAAATTGCAGAAGAGCAAGCATTAGCTTCTATATTTGAATTGAATAAATATGAAAATATAAGAAAAAGATTATATTATGATATAACTGTTTTAGGTATGGGTGCTGTAAAAAATACATTTACAGAATCAGAAGGTATTAAACTTGAATATGTTGACCCTGCTAATTTAGTTTATTCGTACACTGAGTCTCCATATTTTGAAGATATTTATTATGTAGGGGAAATGAAAACTTTAAATATAAATGAATTAAAGTTACAGTACCCTAATTTAACTAATGAACAGTTGAAAAAAATTGCTGATCAAGGCAGTAGTACTTATGACATGCACAATAAATATAGTCAGCAAGCCCATAACAAAGATAACAACTCAGTTCAAGTTTTGTATTTTAATTATAAAACTTTTATGAATGAAGTTTATAAGGTAAAAGAAACTGCAACGGGTGCTGAAAAAATTATTAAAAAGTCTGATGCTTTTATGGCAACACCGATTGAAGGTGAATTAAGATTTGAGCGTATTGCGAAAAATATTGAAGTACTTTATGAAGGAGCATATATTCCAGGTTCAAATATGTTATTAGAATGGAAACTTTGTGATAATATGTTAAGAGAAAAAGCCGACATAAATAAAGTTAAAATGAATTATTCTATTGTCGCACCTAGAATGTATCAAGGTAAAGTTGAATCATTAGTTGGAAGAGTTACAAGTTTTGCAGACATGATCCAGCTAACACATTTAAAAATACAACAGATACTTTCTAGAATGGTTCCTGATGGTGTTTATGTAGATGCTGATGGTTTAGCTGAAATTGATTTAGGTAACGGAACAAACTATAATCCGCAAGAGGCATTAAATATGTTTTTCCAAACTGGTTCGATTATAGGTAGATCGTTTACATCAGAAGGCGATATGAATCCAGGTAAAGTACCTATTCAAGAAATAAATAATCAAGCAGGAACAGGAAAGTTAAGCGCATTAATAAGTACATATAACTATTATATGCAAATGATACGAGATGCTACAGGTTTAAATGAAGCAAGAGACGGTAGTACTCCTGATAAAAACGCTTTAGTTGGTATTCAAAAACTTGCAGCCGCTAATAGTAATACAGCAACAAGGCATATATTGCAAGCTGGATTATTTTTAACTACTGAATTAGCTGAAAAAATATCTTTAAGAATTGCAGATGTTTTAGAATATTCTCCAACAAAAGATGCTTTTATACAAGCTATAGGTGCTCATAATGTTGGAACATTACAAGAATTAACAGAATTGTACATGCATGATTTTGGCATATTTATTGAATTAGCACCTGATGAAGAAGAAAAACAAATGCTTGAAAATAATATACAGGTAGCAATTGCACAAAATAATATTGATTTAGATGATGCAATTGATATACGTGAAATTAAAAATGTTAAGCTAGCCAATCAGCTTTTAAAATTAAGAAGAAAAAAGAAAGGTGAAAGAGATCAGCAAGTGGCTCAGCAAAATATTCAAGCACAAGCACAAGCTAACGCTCAGGCGCAACAAGTTGCAGCGCAAGCAGAAGTGCAGAAACAACAAGCATTGACACAAAGTAAAATTCAATTAGAATCTGCTAAAGGTCAGTTAGAATTTAATAAATTAAAAGCTGAAGCGGAATTGAAAAAAGAATTAATGTCTTTAGAGTTTGCTTTTAATATGCAACTTACAAAAGTAAAAACAGATGTTGAAAAAAACAACATGAATGAAAAAGAAAATAGAAAAGACGAAAGAACAAAAATACAAGCTAGCCAGCAAAGCGAACTAATCGAACAAAGAAAAAATAATACACCGCCTAAAAAATTCGAGTCTGCTGGAAATGATATATTAAGCGGTGATTTTGGCTTAGGTGCGTTTGAACCTAAGTAATATATAAATTGTATAATCATATAATATTTTATTATGGCTGAAGAAATTCAAGTAAAAGTTGTAGAGACTGAAGAAAAGTCTATGCAAGAAAAAGAAGAGGTAGTACAAAAACCCTCGGGATTTGATGAAGAATCTCAAATGTACAAAGTAGATTTAAGTAAACCACCTAAACAAGAAACAGATGCCGTTCAAGAGCAAAGCACAGATGAGGTTCCTGTACGCGACGAATCCGAAACTAGCGGAGCAGTACAAGAAGAAAACACCGAAGAACAAATTGAAGAACCTGCCGGAGAAAGTACTAGCGATGTGCGGGATCAAGAAGAGGGACAGGAAGTACCGATAATAGAAGAAATAACCGATGAAACCAATGAAACAGATACAACTGACGAGGCAGGAGTGGCAGGAAGCCCTGAAATTGCCGACCCCACACCGCAACAAGAAGAAATACTACAGGAAAAAGAAACACAAGAACCAATAGAATATCCAGAAAATATTATGGACTTAGTTAAGTTTATGAATGAAACTGGAGGTACATTGGAAGATTACGTAGCTTTAAATAAAGACTACGAAAAATTTGAACAAATGGATTTATTATATGAGTATTATACTCAAGCAAAACCACATTTGTCACCTGATGAAATTACATTTTTAATTGATGATAATTTTTCATTTGATGAAGAGGTTGATGATCCTAAAGATATTAAAAGAAAAAAATTAGCATTTAAAGAAGAAGTTGCGCAAGCAAAAAATCATCTTGAATCTCAAAAAGCTAATTATTATAAAGAAATTAAAGCTGGATCAAGGTTAACACCTGAACAGCAAAAAGCTATGGACTTCTTTAATAGATATAATAAAGAAACAGCCGAAGCTGAAAATATAAACAAATCTCAAAGAGATGTGTTTAACAATAAAACCAATAACCTTTTCAATGATCAATTCAAAGGTTTTGAATATAAAGTTGGAGAAAAGAAATATAGGTTTAATGTGAAAAATGTAAATGAAGTTAAACAAACACAAAGCGATATAAATAACTTTACTAAGAGGTTCTTAGATAATAATAATGTTATGAGTGACGCTCCTGGTTATCATAAAGCTTTATTTACTGCGATGAATGCCGATGCTATTGCTCAACACTTTTATGAACAAGGCAAAGCAGATGCTATTAAAGACTCTGTTAAGTCTGCTAAAAATATCAACATGAACCCTAGATCAGGGCATCAAGAAGTTGAAGTTGGCGGAATGAAAGCAAAAGTAATTAGCGGAGATAATTTATCGGGATTAAAATTAAAACTTAAAAATTACTAACTTTAAAACTAAAATTTAAAAATGGCTAACAATAACGTTACTCACTCGGATCCGTTAGCGGCATCCTTGGTGACGCCAGCAGTTCAAAAAAGAACTTTGGCAACAAACTATTTAAATTTTCATACAGGTGGAGTAAACTGGGCACAACAGTATCTACCTGAATTATATGAGCAAGAAGTTGAAAGATACGGAAATAGAACTGTATCTTCCTTCTTAAGAATGTTAGGTGCTGAAATGCCTATGGCTTCTGATCAAGTTATTTGGTCTGAGCAAGGTAGATTACACCTAGCATATAATGGTTCCGTTAATGTAACAAACGGTATCATTACATCAATTACAGGTATTGACTCTGGTGCAACAGAAGCTCACGCTGTAAGAAAAGGCGCTACTGTAGTAGGTGTGGTACAAGGTGTAGTATTCAAAGCTTTCGTTACTGCTGGTATCGAAGTGGCTACTGACACGTTAACAATTAAACCTTACGGTGGTACAAACTTGGATAACCTATCCGGTATATCTGGTACTAATCAAACAATTAAGTTCTTTGTTTATGGTTCTGAATTTGCAAAAGGATCTGATACAATGGAAGGTGCTATCGAGCCAAATTTCAAATCTTTTACAAACAAACCAATGATTATAAAAGATCACTACGAAATTTCTGGTTCTGATACAGCGCAAATTGGTTGGATTGAAGTATCTGGAGAATCTGGACAAGGAGGTTATCTATGGTATCTAAAAGCAGAAGGCGATACAAGAGTAAGATACGAAGACTACTTAGAAATGGCAATGATCGAAGCAGAAACAGCTGTAGGTTCAGTTAGTGCTGGTGTTCCAGGTGGTTCTGAAGGTCTTTTAGCAGCTATTGGCGCAAGAGGTATTGTTGCAGAAAATCAATTTGATTCAGCAACAACCGCTGCAGATCAGCTAGATGAATTCGACGCACTATTAAAAGAGCTAGATAAGCAAGGTTCTATCGAAGAAAACATGTTGTTCTTAGACAGATCTGCTAACTTGTATATTGATGATATGCTTGCAGGGTTAAACCCACATAGTACAGGTTCTGTAAACTTTGGAGTATTTGAAAACTCTGAAGATATGGCACTTAACTTAGGTTTCTCTGGATTTAGAAGAGGTTCTTATGACTTTTACAAAACTGATTGGAAATATCTAAATGATAAATCTACAAGAGGTTTAGTAGGTGGATTAAGCGGTCTTTTAGTACCTGCGGGAACATCTTCAGTGTATGATCAGCAATTAGGTAAAAACGTAAGAAGACCATTCTTACACGTAAGATATAGAGCTTCTGAAACTGATGATAGAAAAATGAAGTCTTGGGTTACTGGATCAGTTGGTGGACCAACTAGTTCAAGTATTGACAAGATGGAAGTACACTATCTATCAGAAAGATGTTTAGTAGTACAAGCTGCTAACAACTTTATCAGATTTGATTCTTAATATCAATTAAAGGTACGGGTGCTTCGGCACCCAGCCTTTATTAACTTATATTATATTATATTATGGCAAAAAAACAAAAAGCAGAAGTGGCTGCTGAAGAACCAGTAATGGTTGCTCCACTAAAAAAAGATGTTAGACCGCAATTTGAAGATAAATTGTATGAATTAACAATAGGTGAAACACCTATAACGTATGTTTTAAAAACTAGAGGATTACTTTGGTTTGATAAAAACGTAGGTTATGAAAGAGAAATTAAATATTGTCAAAATCAAAAAACAATATTTAAAGACGAAATGAAAGGTCCGGAAAGATTAAGTCATGTTATTTTTAGAGATGGCATGCTTTTTGTACCAAAAGAACAACAAACGCTGCAAACATTTTTAGCGCATCATCCACATAATGGTATAAAATTTAAAGAAAATAATCCAGTTAAAATAGCTGAAGACGATATTGATTATTTAAATTTAGAAATTGAGGCTTTATTGTTAGCACAAAATACAGAAATAGATCAAGCTGAAGCAATATTAAGGTCAGAATTAGGAAATAAAGTATCTAAGATGACTTCTAAGGAGCTTAAAAGAGATTTATTACTGTTTGCTAGGCAAAACCCAAGACTATTCTTAGAATTAGCTACGGATGAAAACATAAGTGTTAGAAATATTGGCATAAAAGCTGTAGAAATGGGTATTATTAAACTTTCTCCTGATCAAAGAACATTTTTATGGGGAACGAACGACAGAAAGTTAATAACTGTTCCGTTTGATGAAAATCCATATTCTGCTCTAGCGGCGTACTTTAAAACTGATGACGGTATTGAAGTGTTTCAAACTGTTGAAAAAAAATTAAAGTAAAGCAATTGTAGGTAAGAGGCCTGCTATTGCAGGTCTTTAACCTATAATAAAAATATAATGAGCGTAAACGTAAATACAGTATACCAAAGAGTATTAGCTATAACAAATAAAGAACAACGAGGCTACATAACACCTCAGGAATTTAACACTCTTGCTAATCAAGCTCAATTAGATATATTTGAGCAATACTTTTATGATATAAATCAATTTGGTAGAATACCAGGTAATGATACAGAGTATTCAGACATGCTCGATATATTAGAAGAAAAAGTAAGTGTATTTGAAAAAACAAATCAAACTGTAACTAGCGGAACAACTTTACCCGCTGATTTATATAGACTAGGTTCTGTAGTATTTAACGGCGCAGAAGCTGAATCAATAACTCAAAAAGATTACGTCTATATAACACAATCAAAATTAAGAACACCATCAAATGATTTTCCTATATATATTAGAGACAACTCAGGTGTTAAAGTATATGGCGCTAATACTAGTGGTGCTATCGAACAAAAAACAAGTGGTGTAACTTGTAATTATATGAAAGTGCCTAGCCAGGTTGCATGGGCATCAAATTCTAATACTGGTTTGTATGATGCAGGTAATTCAACTAATTTTGAATTACATGAGTCAGAAGAAACAGAACTTGTAATAAAAATATTAGCTATGGCTGGTATAATATTAAGAGATAATTCTTTATATGGTATTGCAAGCGGCGAAGATACAAAAAACGTTTCACAAGAAAAATCGTAATAAATGGGACTATTAACACAAACAGACTTTCAATATTATAATAATAACGAAAAGTTTACAGCTACAGCAAGCCAAACAGTTTTTACATTAACATTTGATCCTTTGCCGTCAGCTGAAGCAGACTTTCTTTTATTTATAGATGGCGTTGAAGCTGCAGATAGTCTATATACATATAATTCTTCAAACGGACAAATAACTTTTTCATCAGGCAGATCAGCTGGTGAAATTATAGAAGTAAAGCTAAAAAAATCCAATGCTGGTAATTATAGATACATAAAATTAAAAGATATTGTAAATAATTTTATAATGGCTTATGTTGGTGAAGATAAAGTAATACCAAAAATGAAAAGAAACGACGTATTGTATTTTGCAAAACGTGGTATACAAGAATTTAGTTATGAAATATCAAGAGTTGAAAAAATACAAGAAGTTGAAATACCAGATACATTATCAATAACTATGCCTAAAGATTTTGTTAACTATGTACAAATATCTAGAATAGATGACATAGGCGTAGAGCATCCGTTAGTGCCCGCCAGATTTACATCTAATCCTTCAGAGTCTGTATTACAAGATAATGATTATAATTATTTATTTGATAACAATGATTCATTATTAACCGGTAGTGCAGAAATTTCTAAAAGATTTAGAGAAGCCTCTGATGCTGATATTACTAATAATGATCCTACAAACGATAATGATATAAATCATGAAAGAATAACTGCATTTGGTAAAAGATTTGGATTAATACCAGAGTTAACACAAAAGAATGGTACTTATGTAATTGATGAACTAAATGGTATTATAAACTTTAGTTCTGATTTAGTCGGTACAATAGTAACAATAAAATATATATCAGATGGTTTAGGAACTGATGATGAAATGCAAGTACACAAATTAGCTGAAGACGCTATATATAAATACATTATACATTCTGTAGCAAGTACAAGAACTAACTATCCTGAATATTTAGTTATGAGATTTAAAAAAGAAAAGTTTGCAGCAATGAGAAACGCTAAGCTTAGATTATCAAATCTTAAAGTACACGAGCTTGCACAAGTAATGAGAAACAAATCAAAACAAATAAAACATTAGTATGCCTGAAATTAAAAATGCTTTTATACAAGGTAAAATGAATAAAGACCTTGATGAAAGGTTAATTCCTAATGGTGAATATAGAGACGCATTAAATATTGATGTTGCTTATGCTGAAAGCAGTGATGTAGGCGCGTTAAAAAATATTTTAGGTAATACTCAAAAAGATTCTATAAGTTTATCATCGGCTACATGTATAGGTAGTATTACTGATACTGAAAACGACAAAATATATTGGTTTATAACTTCAAGCGCGAAAGATATAATAGCTGAATATAATGTAACAACTTCAACAGCATTACCCGTTATTGTTGATACTGGTAATGTGTTAAATTTTAATGTTAATAATTTAATTACAGGTGTTAGCATTTTAGATGGTATTTTATATTTTACAGATAATTTAAATGAACCAAAACAAATTGATGTTGAATATTGGAAAACACAAACAAATACTAACTTCAACACTTTAACAACTGGATTATCAGAAGAAAGAATTACATTAATTAAAAAAGGACCTTTATCTGCGCCAACATTAACTATGAGTAGCAGTACAAGAGGAGGTAATGGTACAGCTGGTAATACAGCTGTTGCTACTTCAAATATAAATTTAGGCGCAAGTACTGGAGCAGGATTAGTCGACGCTCAAGATTCGGGATCAACTATATCAGGTACATTTAGTCCTGCACCTACAAATTATAAAGCTGGAGATATTATAATATTAAGTTTTGATTTTGAAGAAACAGATGGCGACGTAACAAAAACTGAAGCTAGAATTAAATTACCTTCAGGATATAGTACAGGATCAACAACTTTTACAAACGCAGAAATATTAACTATAAGTAAACAAATGAGAGGGGCTGCTATATCATACAATGCTTTACTGCAAGAAGATGATCCCTTATTTGAATTAAAATTCCCTCGATTTGCATATCGTTACAAATATAGTAATGGGCAATACAGTCCATTTTCCCCATTTAGTAACGCGGCTTTTTTACCTGATACAACAGTAGGTTCTGGTTCAGGTTTTGAATATAATGCTAAAGACGGTTTTAATTTAGCAATGGTTAATACATTAAGACAATTAACATTAGAAGATTTAGATCATAGTATAAGTGCTGATGTAGATGAAATAGACGTATTATACAAAGACTCTGTAAGTAATAATTGTTATGTTGTAGATACCATAAAAAGACAATCTAATAATTCAATAGCTTCAACCTTTGAAGTAAAAGACGAACAAATATTTAAGGTATTACCATCAAATCAATTATTAAGATCATTTGATAGCGTGCCTAAAAAAGCAAAAGCATTAGATATAACTGCAAATAGATTAATATTTGGTAATTATACACATCAGTTTGATTTACCGTTAACACCTCCGACATTTGAAGTAAAATTAAAAAATAGATATACAGCAGGAGCGGCAAAAAGAGTTGAAAAACAATCTATTAAATCAAATAGAAAATATCAAATAGGTGTTGTTTATTCAGACGAATACGGAAGACAAACGCCCGTATTAACAGATAAATCTGGAATTATAAAAGTACCACCAGGCCAATCTAAAAATTTAACTCAATTTAATGTAAAGATAACAAGCTCTGCACCATCTGGTGTATCTAACTATAAATATTATATAAAAGAAATATCAAGCGCAACTCATAATTTGTGTGCAGATAGTTTTTATCAAGATGATGATGGGTATGTATATGTATCTTTTCCATCTTCTGAAATAAATAAAGTAAAAGAAGAAGATATATTATTACTTAAAAAGAAAACCGGTGATGAGCCTTCTGATATAACAGAAAAATTTAAAGTATTAGATAAATTAACTGTTGCTCCGCCGTTTTTATCTAGACCTTTTGTTGAAATATATAGAGCATCAAATTTTACGTTTGGTAGAGAGTTTGAACAAGACTTTGATCAAACAACAATAAAACCAGGTGTAACTCCAGTGCCGGGAAGAAACAGAGTTATTATAAGAGACATGTTTAATGTTGGTGAAGGGCAAGTATTATCTTTTAGTTCAAAATATTCGTCTAGCAGTAACGGTGTTTCACAAGAAGCTGTAGATAATTTAAATCCTGGTAAAAAAGTTAGATTTATAAATGGAGATGCAGAATCAAAAGTATACACAATAAGTTCTTTAGAAATAAATGCAGTACAAGGTGATGATGATATAGAATTACATTTTGAAGAAGAATTTGGTAATGACGTTAGTATAATATATGATGATTTTGCTAACAATCCTACGACTGCATCTGTTTCCGGCGGTGCTAAAATGGTAGTTGTTGAACAAGAAGATCAAACTGGTAAAGCAGAATTTGCGGGTAGATTTTTCTTAAAATTAAAAGCAGATAGTAATTTATTATCTGATTTAACTGGTACTACAAACACTGAAAACTTAGAAGCCGTTAGTGTTATAAATTTAGATGGTCAAGATGATAATGATCAAAGACAATTTCAATTAAGGTTTGGTGGTAAAAAAGATGCTGACTCAACTACAGACGCTAGTACTTTGGCTAGTAACGGAGGCTGGGACGGATGGGACGGTGGCGCTTCAAACCTAAATAAAGGTTTTCATTTTGCAATTGAAACAGATAGAACATATGGTGATGCTGACTCTAATTACCCTTCTCATCCATTCTTGTTAAATTTAAAAGCAGGAAATTATTTACAATTTGATAATTTATCTACGACAGATAGTGGATTTTATAAAATTGAAGAAGTTTTTAATTATGATCAAAGTGATAATGATAGAGTATATGCTGTTAAATTAGATAGACAATTAGATCAGAATTTAACATTTTTTAGCGGCGCTAGCGCAAGTGATACTTTTGCAATAGTTGTTTTAGAATTTGATACTGATAATTTAAAAAATATAATAAATCCACCAATATTTGAAGTTGAACCTAAAGATGATGTAGATATTGATTTATATTTTGAAACACAAGAAAATTTTGCTATAGGTACTCATGGCAATGCAGCTGATTTATCATATTATAATTGTTTTAGTTTTGAAAACGGAGTTGAATCATTTATAATTAGAGATGATTTCAATGCACCTGCTTTAGGAAAAGGTGTTCGAGTTTCTACAATATTTGAAGATAATTATCAAGAAGAGGTTGTTAAAAGCGGATTAATATTTTCACAACTATATAATAGTAAATCAAGTGTAAATCATTTAAATCAATTTATAATTGCAGAACCTATAACTAAAAATTTAAATCCTGGTTATGGAAGTGTGCAATTATTACATACTAGATATAACGATATTATTGCTTATTGTGAAGATAAAGTATTAAAAGTATTAACTAATAAAGATGCTTTATTTAATGCAGATGGGAGTGCTAATGTAACTTCAAATAAAGCGGTTTTAGGTCAAGCTATACCTTATAATTCAAATTATGGTATAGGAACAGCACCAGAAAGTTTTGCATCATATACATATAGAGGTTATTTTGTAGATAAAAAAAGCGGTATAGTTGTTAGGCATTCAGGCGATGGTATGGAAGAAATTTCAAACTTTGGAATGAAAGATTTCTTTAGAGATAATTTAAGAGCCCAAACAGGTTTTATGCACGGCTCTTATGACGAAAAGAAAAATCAATATAATATAACTTTACCAATAACAGCTAATGCTTCTATATCTTTTTCAGAATCAATAAAAGGTTGGCCTAGTAGAAAATCTTTTGTAACAGAAGGCGGGGTAAGTATAAACGGTAAATACTTTACGTTTAAAAATGGTCACATATTTCAACATCACGTAGGCACAAGAAATACATTTTATGGTGTTAAAACAGATTCAGAAGTAACTTTTATATTTAATACTTCTCCTGCAAACATAAAAAACTTTAGAACATTAAAGTATGAAGGTGATGAGGGTTGGACATGCGCAAGTATCGTTACCGATCAACAAGACGGTGCCGTGCCTTCGTTTGTTGCAAAAGAAAATATATATTATAATTATATATCAGGTGTTGAAGAAACTGAGAGTACTGTAGATGTTAAAGCTTTTAATGTACAAGGTTTAGGTGCCTATACTTCACAAGCTGTTAGTGGTGATTGTGACGAGCATAGAACATTTACATACAATTTTACATTAAATGTTGATGTAGAAGTTGGTGATAAGCTTTATTATTTGGATAGCTCGAATGTTAAACAAGATTTGGGTAAAATAACAGAAATAAATAGAACAAATAAAACAATAAGAATTAATAACGGTGGCGAAGTACCACAAGCGGGCGCTTATATGTTTTATGTAAAGAATGCAGAATATTATACCTCAGGATTATTAGGTTATTTTGCAGAAACAAAATTTAAGAATACTTCAACAGATTCTAAAGAGTTATACTCAGTTGGGTCTGAAATTAGTATAAGTAGTTAACATGTAATTATATAGATATGTCAACAGGAATAATAGGAAAAGCTAAAGATATAATTGGAGGAATGGGGCCTGGAGCTGCAATGAAAGCAGTAGCAGGTGTTGCTCAAATAGCTGGCTCATTTATAGGCGGTCGTAAAAGAAGACAAGAACAAAGACAAGCAACGGCCGAATTAGCTAGAAGAAAACAAAAATTTGAACAATTAGATACTTCTAATCCATATGAAAACATTAGTAATCCATATGTTAATTTAACAGTTAACACACAAGCTGCAGATTTTGCAGCACAACAAAGCGCACAAGGTGCAGCTAATATAATGGGTAATTTAGCAGCATCCGCAGGGGGCGGTGGTATTGCAGCTTTAGCGCAAGCAATGGCTAATTCTCAAAACCAACAAGCTCAACAAGCATCTGCTAGTATTGCACAACAAGAATCAAGAAATCAAATGCTGTCTGCGCAAGGTGAAGCTAGAAGACAAAGTATGGTTGCGCAAGGAGAATTACAATCAAGAAAAATGGAACAGAATAAAGTTAGTACTTTATTAGGTATGGCTCAAGAAAGAAAAGCGGCAGCCGATCAAGCTAGAGCTGATGCTACAAATCAAGCAATAAGTGGACTTGGTAATGTAGCGGGTGGCATAGCGCAAGGAAAATTAGAATTAGACGAATAAATTATGGCAGCAGATCCAACATTAGTAAGAGGAGCAGGTAGAGCTGCTTCTAAATTTACAAAAACTCAGCTTTTTAGCGCTGAAGATTTTAAAGCAGCGAATCAATTAACTATGCTTAAAAAGTTGAAAAAATCGGCCAGAGATGCAGAAATAAGAGCCCTTGTTAGTGATATTACTGTAGATGAAAGTTTAACGCCGCCTCAACAAATTGATCAACAATATCAAAAAGCTGGTCAGTTAAGAAATCAAGTTGCAGCATTAGCGGCTGAAAAAGCAAAATATCCTGTAAATTCGCCTCAAGCATTTGCTTTAGAACAAAGAATGAGTTCATTAAAGCAATCATTTGGTAATATAGCTAAGAACGCAAAAGATTTTAAAGATCTGGAAAAAGAATTTATTGATGGTGGCTGGAATATGTCTGGAGGTGTTGATGAAATTCAAAGAGAAAAATTGAATGAAATATTTGTTAATAAACAATATAGTATAGAATATGATGAACGTGGTAATGCTACATATAATACTAAATTTGGCAATTTAACACAAAAAGACTTATCAAATTATTATCTTAAAGATGATGAGATGGCTTTATCTGTAGTAAATTATTCAGACGATGCTTTAAATTTAGGTACTGGCGGAACATTGATAAAACAAAATGATGCTAGATATAATATGATAGCTAGTAAAGTTAGAAATGAACTTCGTAAAGGCGGAGAATCAAGATTAAAATCTTTAATATATGACGATCTTGTTGAAAATCAAAATTTAGGATTAACTGAAATTAAAGATGAAAATGGAAACTTTGATATACAAGCTAATGAAGACGCAGCTGTTAATGCTATTATGAATAATTTAATGGAAGTTAATAAACAAGGTTATAACGAACATAAATCTAAACCTGGTAATAAAACAGGAGAAGAAGAATCTGAAATAGCAGTAACAAGAAACGAATTAGAATCAATAGATATTGGCAAAGATATAACTCCAGATCGTATTTATGATGATCAAAAAATTGAGCCAAGACCAAAAAGATTTGGACCTAGAAAAATTAGCGATACTTTAAGCGATTACAATAATGTAATTGGAGCTGAAGGATATCAAATTGTTGTTAACGATGCTGGTGAATACGTTTTAGAAAACCAAAACCCAATGAGTCAAAATGAAAGAGAGAAATTTGGACAAGAGGAAATACAAGATGAATTAGATGAATTACTAAAAGGAAATAAAGATCCTTTAATAAGAAAATTAATGGTAGAGGTTTACGGGGAAACTCCTATGGATAGAAAAAACGCTGATAAAACATTTGCGCAATAATATGAATGAATTTTATTTAGTTGACGGCAGGCTTTTTGAGGTTGCGCCCAATAGGAAAAAAGAATTCTTAAAAAAATATCCTAACGCAATTTTAGAAACAACAAGCACTAAGCCTAAAAAACAAAAGAAAATAAAACCTGTTGATGAGAATAAGCCCTCTTTAGAAGAGATAGGCATAGGTAGCGCTATAGGAATAGCACCGGGAGCAGCAGGAGGAGGATTTACTTTAGCTCAAGGTTTTTTTAATCTATATAAAGGAGTTCCTGAACTTATAAAGGCAACAAAAGAAACTGTTATAAAACAATCTTTAAATTTATTTGGCCCTAAAGGATTAAATGAAGAAGAAAAAAATAAAGCATTTGAGGCTGCATATAATGCTACTAAATATTTACCTGGTATTACCGGCGCTACAGCAAATGTTATTGATGATACAATAGAATTCAACGATAAGGTAAGCAAAAAAATTGAAAGAATAAATACTGTTTACGAAGGAACAAAATATGATAATCCAGAAACATCTATATTTAAGGATTTTAAATCTGGTAATATAAAAGATGCAATAGGAAAAACTGCAGATGGGGTTATTGAGGCAGTGCCTTCTATTTTAGCTGCAGTTAGTGGAATAGGTGGTTTAGCTGTTATAGGTACTTCTTCGGCAGGTAGTAATTATAAAACTAAAGTAGAATTAGATCCCACGAGAAGAGGTGATTTAGGTACATTTACTACTTCTGTAGCGCAAGGTGGTATTGAATTAGTTAGTGAAATGTTTACTAGAGGGTTGTTAAGAGGATTTGGTGATACATTTATTTCAAAAATAGCACCTAATGCTGTTAAAAATGCTTATAAAACTCTTACAAAAAATATTGCTGGTAGAGTTTTTGCTGCATCTCAAATTGAAGGTGTTTCTGAAAACGTAGCGCAAGAAAGTAATAGATTTCTTGATTTTATCTGGGATGATGAAAAAAATTTATTTGAATATCAAAATACAAGAACAGTTACTAGAAAAGATGGTTCTTCATTCGATGTAACATACTATGACGTAGGTAATATTTTAGAAAGATCATTTGATATATATCTTGTAAGTTCAATAGCTGGTGGCGGGATCGGTCTTAAAGGTGGTGATCAAACATCTAGAACACCTATGGATCTTTATTATGAAAATAAACTTGAGTCTACGGATTCAAAAAAAGCTACAATTAATTTAGCTAAACAAGTAAATGATTTAGAAACATTATATAGAGAAACTAAAGATCCTTTAATAGAAAAAGAAATAGGATTGTTAAACGATCAAATTGGTGAAAATAAAAAATTAAATAGAAGGGTTCTCGATTCTTTTGAGCAAGAAGATTTACTTGATTATGCAAGAAGAAAAATACAATTATCAGAATCAAAAAGAAAAAGTAAAAGCAAGAAGACTGCAAAGATTTTTGAAAAAGAACAAAAAGAATTAGATAAAAAATATAATGAGCAAAAAGCTATTATATTAATGTTAAACTTCGGACCTAAGGTTAATCAACAAGAAATACGACAAAAAGTTTCTGAAAAAAAATCACAAAGCATAAGAGAGCAAGTAAACAACACATATGATAATAAGACTACCAATACTGAATGGAAATCAAAAGTTGCTGATCAAGCTATAATAAAATTAATTGGCAAATATGGGGATGATGGAACACCTCAAGGTCCTTTAGGTACAATTATAAAAAATAAAATTACAGGTGCCATGACAAGGCTGCCTGGTTTTAGTAGATCAGATTTTATATCTGAAGTTGTTACAGAGCTTACGCCTCACATAAGAAATTTTAAGCCTGAATTAGCTGCAGCAAATCCTAAAAATAATTTAACGGGATGGATAGGCGGTTTTATAGATAATAAAATATCAGGTGTATTAGGGGGTAAAAAAGCAACTAAACAACAATTTGAAACAGAAATTAGCGGTGTACAAGAAACACAATTTGATTTAGATAATAGTACGCAAGAAGCATTGGATTTAGAAGGAACTAGAACGCCTGAGCAAAATGCTAAATTAAATGATATAGCAGGTATTACAAAACAAGAAGCTCAAAAAAACGCAAGAGAAATATTAAAAAGTAAATTACCCGGTATATTAGAAAAGTCAGGCAGAGATAAAAATCAAATAAGAACAGCTATAAACAATGCAAGTGTTTTAAAAATTGCAGATAAAGTGCTTGATGAAATGGGCGGTAAATTTAAAGCTAAAGAAGGTGCGAATAACCAATTTGCTTCATTTTTAGGTGCGCATTACGATATATTATTTGGTGATAATAATATTATTCCTGATTATGTTAAAAATAAGCTTGAATTATTTAAACCTAAACAAGTTGGTAGAGAAACAATGGTTGAAGGTGATCAGGCTGGTAAAGGTAAATTTGAATATGAAAATCCTACATTTGATCAAGTTTTAAATTTTTATACTGATGAAACAAAAGGATTAAGCACATTAAGAGCTAGAAAAGAAAGATTAGCAGATATAATTGCACCTGAAATCATAAAAAACGAAATGGCTGAAGCATTAGCTGATCCTGATGTTAAAAAAGATTTTTTAGATAGGCAAGAGTTTTTAAAGAAAGAAATACCGCAAGACGCAATACCAAAATTATTAGAAAAAATAGATAGAACTTTAGAAATTGTTGATCAGTTTGGAAAAACAACTTTACAAGGTGGCCCAATACCGGTTGTACCCGCTGCTAAAGTATTTTTAAACTCTTTAAAAGCATTAATAAAAGCAGGTGTTAAATTTAGTGAAGCATTGTCTAAAGCTATTCAAAAATTTAAACAAGCATTAAAAGGCGCAACAAAAGAACAAAAATCTTTAGCTGAAAGAATTGTAGGCTATCATATTAAGACTATAGACGATTTTAATAAACTTAAGGAAAGTGAATTAATAGAAGATTTAAATTTATTCATGAATAATGATATTTTAAATTCTTCTGATATTGAAGATTTTGCTTCTAATGCTAAAAATTGGAAGAAATTAGTAAAAAATGTAAAGGGAGCTGGTCCTGCTATAGACATGCGTACAGAAACGGGTAGAAAAAAGTTTTTAGAAATAGCAGAAAAAAATGGATTTATTGAACAAATACCAGAATCAGTTTGGTTAAC